TCGAGCGATATCTGCTGCAGACGAATATGTATCAGGACGAGGAGCTGATTGCTCCCCGTCCGTAATTAATGGGCCATCCAGGACTCGAACCTGGGACCTACTGATTAAGAGTCAGTTTTAGCCTGTATTTAATAACGTTGAACCGCATTGTGTAACCAGAACAAACATAGTTAAATCAACAACAATCACCGAATTACCTATTGACTAAGATTGATTTGTATTGTAGGAAATGGGTTACATGGCGGTTACACAGAAACGGGGGTAACATGGCGATTATACAGGAACAGGGTTTACATGGCGGTTACACAGAACAGGGTTACATGGTGTAACCGGAAAGGGGCGAAGAATGGAGCGAATTCGATTAACAAACCAACGGATCGAACAGGCTACTTGCGCCGGGCGAAAATCGAGATCCGGCAAGGTCGTCAATCAGCTTTTTATCTGGGACACAGAAGGGCCCGGACTCGCTGTGAGGGTCACGGCTTCAGGGTCGAAGTCTTTTATATTCCAGGGAAAGCTGGATAATGCCACTATCCGGCAAACCATCGGATCGTGTGCGGCATGGCAGCTTGATGATGCCCGAAAAGAAGCCCGGCGGCTTCAAATCCTTCTGGACCGCGGGATTGACCCGCGAGAGCAGGCGCGGGAACAAAAGCGGGCGCAGGACAGAAAAAAAGCTGCTGCTGAAGCTGCAAGGCGCGAAGCGGAAGACAGCAAGAAATACACACTGGAAGCACTTCTTGAGGCGTATGCCGTGCACCTTGATGCGCAGGGAAAGAAAAGAACCGCTGCAAGCGTCCGGTCCGTTGTCAAGGTTCATCTGGTGGAAGCGGACCCTGGCCTTGCAAGAAAACCGGCGAAGGACGTTACGGCGCACGACGTGGCAGCAGCAATCCGGCGCGTTTTGGAGAAGGGCAAAGAGCGAACAGCGGGGGTCCTCAGAAGCAGCCTGGCGGCGGCATATAGCTGTGGACGAAGAGCACCCTTCGATGCAAAATTACCTGCCGATTTTATTGAGTTCAATATAGAATCAAATCCTGTTGACCCCATCCCGGCAATCCCTGTCAGGGCAAGGCATCGAACGCTGAACCGGGAGGAACTCAGGACCTATATCGAAAGCCTGGGGGATGATTTGGTTGATCTCGCCTTAAGACTTGCTCTGTACTCGGGCGGGCAGAGAATGGCGCAGCTGCTGCGGGCAGAGGTTTCTGATTGGAACCCGGAGACAATGACACTCCGAATATGGGACCCGAAAGGCAAGAGAGCCGAGCCGAGGGAACACCTCTTACCCCTAGCCCCAGTCGCGGCGGGCATTGTTTCGGAGCTTACCCGGAGGGCAGAAGCGGCAGGAACCAGTTTTCTTTTCCCTTCGGCAACCAAAACCCCTATCCATATAAGTGTGCCCGGGCCGCGTGTTGCGAAAATAGCGGGCAAGATCGAAGGCGAGGCCTTTGACCTTCGCGATATAAGAAGAACTTGTGAAACCATGCTGGCGGGTTTGGGCGTGAGCCGGGACATCAGGGCGCAGCTGCTTTCACATGGCATCAGCGGCGTTCAGGCGGCACATTACGACCGGCATGCTTACACCAGGGAAAAGCGGTCTGCTCTTCGGAAGTGGGAAAAATACCTTGAAGGGGTCACTGCCGGCAGTCCAGAGAGAAAGGTTATTCCTCTGGGTGCCATGAGGGGGGTAGAAAATGGGCGTTAAGCGATACACACAGCGCGACGGCATATTCAGGCGGGAGCGTGCTTCATGCAGCAGGAAGGACACCCCTTTACCCGAATTTGAGGCCGGCTTGAAGGCTTGTCTTAGCGAAGCCGGGCGACTCAGCACGATCAAGGGGCTGCTCGATGACCTGGAGGCAAACGCACGGGCAATCCTTGAACTGCCCACGGGCCGGATGAGGAATAAGAATGTCGAAGAAAGCAATCGTCGAAGACGACAAGATGCGGAGGACCTGCTGGACAGAATAGCGCGCCTTTGGAAGGCTATCGAGGAAGAGAAAGACTATGCTTTGGTGGCGGCCTTTCACCTGGGGGCCCTCGCTCAGAGAATGGACATACGGCCGCTTGAACCCGACACCCTGCGGGGCATCAAGACCATTAAGGCTGCGGCCCATGGCGGGCGTGCAAAGAAAGGCTCTACCCATGAAAGCCTGCTAGCGCGGAATGACCAGTGGCAGACAGACGCGGCCAGGATCTGGGGGAAATTTCCTTCATACACCCGCTGGCGGGTTGCAGGAGAACTCGAAGAAAAATACCGTAACGACCCGATATTATGGAGGAAAAGGGATACGATATATAAAATAATTAAACGGTAGTTCAATCGATTAATTTTATTAGGAAGAATGCCCGCCACTTTCCGAAAACCAATATCTATCATGCCTCTAGATTAAAAATAAAAATCTGGAGGCATATTATGATTATGAAAAATACTCTTCCGGCGGGCGGGCCCACGCACGTCGCAACCAGTGTTTTTGCCCGGTTGATTGGGGTAAGAGGCCAGACGATCAGGCGCGGCCTGTGTGTCGATGGGCATTACCTCAGCATCAAGCCGCTCAAGTTACCTAACCGGCGGCTTCTGTGGCCTGTTGCGGAAATCATGCAGCTGTTGGGCAGGTAATCATGACTGCCCAATCACAGCAGCTTACCCAGGACGCACCCCGCGCCTTGCCGGGCGTTGAGGGGTGTGAAGCGACTTACGGGAGTGGTGTTACCCTAGCAAACAATCGTGCCACTGTCAAGCCCCTTCTGGAACACGCCCTAGAGTATGCCCGGCATGGCTGGAGTGTCTTCCCTTGCAACCTGGACAAGGGCCCGAAAACCCGAAACGGTTTCCACGACGCGAGCAACGACCTTGAGCAAATCAGGAAGTGGTGGACCAGGTGGCCGGATGCATCCATAGGCGCACCGACAGGCCCGGTGAACGGCTGGTGGGTTTTGGACGTTGACAAGAAGCCGGGCGGTCCTGACGGCTTTGTAAGCCTAGCCGATCTTGAAAAAAAATACGGGAAACTTCCCTCTACCATGAAGCAGCGCACCGGGGGCGGCGGCTCGCAATACTTTTTTAAGTGGAACGGACGGGCGATTCACAATTCTGCCGGAAAAGTCGCGGCAGGGGTAGATGTCAGGGGAGATGGTGGGTATGTGATCCTTCCACCGTCGCCACACCCATCAGGGGGGTTTTACAAATGGATTCGCTGACCACATACGCCGAGGCCCCTGGCTGGCTGGCAGAACTCGCTATGAGCAATTCGAAGCCTGCACCGAGCGGCGGGGTGGCGGGACCATCCAGCAGGTACGGAGAAGGGGCCTTGCTGGCCGAAACGGTCAGGCTTTCACGGTCCCCGGACGGCACCAGGAACGACCAGTTGAATCGGTCAGCCTTCGCCCTCGGCCAGCTTGTGGCGGGCGGTGAACTGGACCAGGGGCAGGCAGAGGCTGCTCTGTATGGGGTGGCGATATCCAAAGGCCTCACTGGAATAGAAACCCGGGCGACCATCAGGAGCGGCATCGAGGCGGGCATGAGGGAGCCGCGATCCGCACCACAGAGCACCGATAAATCAAGGCAGACAAAAGCACCAGTAAAAAACAGCGCACCCGAGGCGAGCAAAGAGACTGCCACAGAAGAAAAAAAAGACCTCAAGGATGCAATCCTCATAGCAGAGGCTTTTAGGAATTTGACAGAAAAACCAAGAACTTACTACCTCAAGCCGTTTATCTGGCGTGGAAATATCGTCCTTATCAGTGGTGCCAGGGGAGTGGGAAAAACCAACTTTGGGTTGAGTTTGGCTGTTGCCGTTAGCGCGGGGGGGAAAATCGGCCCATGGAAAGGTGAAGGAAATACTTATTGCCTGTACCTCGATGCTGAAATGATGGTCACTGACATCCAGGACCGGCTTGAGATGCTCGATGTGCCTTCAGGCATCCCGTTATATATATACTCTGAATCGCTAGCTTACCAGCTAGGCTTACCACGTGCTCACCTCATGAATGAAGAATGGCGGGAGAAGCTCAAGCAGCTCCTCATTGATTTTGGTATTCAAGTTTTGTTCCTCGATAACCTAGCATCCCTCACGCCAGGGATTGATGAGAACACAAAGCAGGAATGGGACCCGGTCAACCGATGGCTAATTGAGCTTCGTTTCCTGGGCATCTCCGTTGCCATGGTTCATCATGCCGGCAAGAGCGGAACGCAGCGCGGCACGAGCGGCCGGGAAGACAACATAGATATATCAATCGAGCTGCTGAAGCCCTCTGATTACTCGCCTGAAGACGGGTGCAGATTCATAGCCCATTTCGGCAAGCATCGAATCCCACAAAAGGACCTTCACCTTATCGGTGATACTGAATTCAAGCTGACACCTAGAGAGGATGGCAGGCACTATTGCTTTGCACATGCCAATCCTAAAACAGAGACCAAGAAGGAATGCCTGAAGCTGTTCTCAGACGGGTATGACCAGAAGGCAATCTGTGCGATGGCGGGGCTGTCTAAGGGGTATGTGAGCAAGCTCAAGAAGACCTTCATTGCTGACGGATTGCTGTCAAAAAGAGGCGAACTGACACCGAAAGGATGGAGTTTCCTCCATCCTCAAAAATCGGACGAAGTAGGAAACCAATGAAAGCAAGGATACATGCGGGTTTACAAGGAATCGTAAAAATGGAGGAAACCGGAAACTTTCGGGAAACTTCAGGAAACTCACTGCCAGCAGAGCAAGCATCTAAGGGGTTTCCTGCGGTTTCCTTCTTAGAAAACTCGCCCGTAAAGTTTCCTCTCCCCCCTTTATGGGGGGAGGAAACTGGAAACTTTTTGAAAGGAAACATGATGAACTTACCACTGAGAGAACAATGGGAAGACCAGGGCCCCGTGGCATGAATCGGCGCTGCGGTAATTGCCACTATTATCTTCTCGGAAAAGCCATCGCCGGCAACCAACTTCTACGCGGTTGGTCCTGCTGCGGGCACCCCCATCCTGAGCTTACCCGAGCAATCCGGCGGGCTTCATCGCAACCGGTCACGGCGTTTTGCTGGGCAGCGGCGGGGGCCAGTGATCAAATTTCATCACACAAAGGAGAAAAAAGATGAACGCATTCAGTTTCAGTGAAAAGCTCGAAACCCTTGAACTTCTGGCGGAAAATTATGAAACAGCCGACGAGTTTACTGACATATACCAGCAGCTTTTGGCCGAAATTTTCAGCGAATTGCAGCGGCTTCGGCAGGTGGGCGATGCTCAGGTCAGGTGGCTGCAACAGGTTCAGGCGGCCAATGGCCTGACGGAGCATTGACCGAGCCCAGGGGGAGGGGGGGCCAATCTTCGGGACCGGACGAAACCATAACCGGCACCGGAGTCGCGTTTTAGCGGGTGCTCCCCCGGTTAAACAAGTTGAGGAGATGATTATGAAGAAAATCAAAGAAGCACCGGCAGACCTCGGGGCCGCCGGCAAAAAGTTTTGGCAGGAAGTCATGAGTGAATACGCACTTGAAGAGGCGCACGACCTGGCGCGCCTCTCTCTGGCGGCCGCGAGCTTGGACGACATCGACCTGGGCGAGAGGCAGATAAAAATAGACGGGATGTATATTTTTGACCGTTATGGAGGGCTAAAAGAGCACCCGGCGGCAAAGGCTATCAGGGACAACAGGATTCTTTTTTGCAGAATTATCAGGGAGTTAGCCCTGGACATCGAGACACCCGGCGAGAGCAGACCGCCGAGGCTGTACTGAGGAGGAGAGGAGCCATGCCACAGAAACCTAGACGGACAAGAGCCCTTCGGCGACCCGGGCCGAACGCGTCGCTCGCTCGAAAACAGGCATGGTGCGACCAGGAGAACCGCAGGCTTGAGGCCGAGGGCTCGGTCTGGCGGTTTCAGATCAACAGGTACAAATCTCTGTGCCTGATGGCGGCACCTAAATAATGAATAGTGGAAATGCACTATATAGGCGCACCCCATGCAGCGGGACGTTGCGGGGTTGTGAAGTCATATCTTACGGGTTTTCCGGAGTGAACCTGCGGGATGCAGGCATTGCGGAACCCCGGACGGCATGGCGGCCCATCGGAGGCGCAGTCGGCGGGATGCCGGGCGGTCATCGGTGGAAGGCTGTGGAATCAGGGTATTGCCACGGACTCAGCGGGATGCTGACCCGGCAGGAGCCTGGGGATGCAGCGGTACAGCAGCACAAAAAACTTTGAAGGAGCAATCATGTACACAAAAACACGCAATAAAATCACTGTTTTAGAAGACAGTCTTGACGACTTAGCGGCCACCGAGCGCACGAGGCCCCTGAACAAGCAGGAGCGCGGTTTTCGAGCCGAGATTTTAACCCTGCTCGACGATCTCAAAAACCAGTTGCCCGAGCCGGCCGTCACGCGGCCGGTCGGGCGAGCAGCGAGCGTGCCACGGGGGGGCTTTTCCACTTTAGGCGAGCAGTTGCAGGCTGTGGCGCGCGCAGGCACACCGGGCGGGCAAACTGACCCCAGGCTGTGGAACGCAGCGGGCCTCGGTGAGACCGTGCCCTCAGACGGAGGTTTTCTGGTTCAGCAGGATTTCTCAGAGAGGCTTTTACGCGGAGCTTTTGAAACTGGAATTTTGGCTCCACGATGCAACAGAATTTCAATCACTTCGGGGGCCAACTCTATTCGGCTTCCGGCACCGGACGAGACGAGCAGAGTTTCCGGCAGCAGGTGGGGCGGGGTTCAGACCTCTTGGCTCGCCGAGGGCGCTGAGGCGACCGCGTCCAAGCCGAAATTTCGCCAGATTGAGCTGAATCTCAAGAAATTGGTCGGGGTTTGTTACCTAACAGACGAAATTCTGCAAGATTCAGCAGTTCTCGAAACCGTGGTCGCGCAAGCGTTTTCCGATGAGATCGGGTTTCAGCTGGATGACAGCATCATCAACGGCACCGGGGCAGGGATGCCCCTGGGCATTTTGAACTCCGGTTGCCTTGTCGAGGTGGAGGCCGAGGAGAGCCAGGCGGCGGGCACGATTCTTTTTGAGAACATCGTCAAGATGTACAGCCGGATGCCGGCACGAAACCGCAAAACCGCGTGTTGGCTCGTTAATCAGCAAGTTGAGACGCAGCTTTTCACCATGAGCTTGATGGTGGGCGACGGAGGCGCTCCGGTTTATCTTCCGGCCGGCGGGGCCTCGCAGGAGCCCTATTCTGTGCTGTTCGGCAGGCCAGTGATCCCGATCGAGCAGTGCAGTGAATTGGGTGAACGAGGCGACATAATCCTTGCGGACCTGTCCAGCTACATCCTGGCCGAAAAAGGCGGGATTCAGACAGACCTGAGTATCCATGTGCGTTTTCTCTACGACGAAAGCGTGCTGCGGTTCGTCTATCGAGTGGACGGTCAGCCTTCGCTTGCGGTGCCCATTACTCCCTACAAGGGTGCAGACCCAGTGGGGCCGTTTGTGACCTTGGCAAAGCGAAAGTAACAAAACAGCCTCGGGGGGCGAAGGCTTCCCGAGGTTTTCAATCGAGGTAACGAGATGGGAAGATCATCAAGACGCAAGCGGCTGAACAAGCGCAACATAAAACGGGGGTTTCCCCCTTTTAAGGCTACAAAGCGAAAGCGCTTCGGTGCTGTTTCCGATAGGGCAGAGGGGCGGTCCCTCTGCTGGGACCAGCGGTGTGTGTCCCGGGTTTACCCCGAATAACACCCGCTCGCCCCGGTGCGGCTTCTCCCCGCGCCGGGGCTCTTCAGTCCATCCAATCACCCTGCTCTACCTTCAGAAATGCCACCACGAGGCTGTGGCGGGCTCTTTTGGGGTAGAAGGCACCTCAGCGAGTCGCAGAAGGCGGCGGTTGGGGCGATCAGTACGGAAATGGGAGCCCATATTCTTCCGCAGACTGAATGCTTATTCAGACATTTATCGCTTAATCATATATTATTACAATAACATACGATGTATGTTAAAGACCCCTATTGATTCAACCGATGAATGATTATATATGAGACGTAGAGATGGTGTAATCTCCATACCGTTTGACTGAACCATTGTAAATGGAGAGATAAGAAGTGATACCTTACCAGCAAGAGAAAATCGATAATGCGATAAGCTTTATTGCTAAAGAGCATATCCAGAAGACGAGGAAGCCTTTATATCAAACATCCTTGTATAAATACCTTGCTTTTCTTGACTTCAAAAGCCTTGAGGAAACCGGGCAGCCGGTGCTTGGATTAACATACATGGCCATGCCACGGGGGCCGGTTCCCAAAGAAATATATGACAACAGGGACCGTCTTCAAAGCCCACTTTTTGAGCGTATAGAAAAGCCTGGGGGGCAGATGATAATAAGGCCAAAGAGGAGAAGTCCTGACCTCGACTATTTTTCCCGTTACGAAATCAGTCTAATGAAAAGGCTCATTGAGATATTCGCAGACCGTTTTATCGATACGAAGATCATGAGCGACGCCAGCCATGAAGAAATAAAGGCGTGGAGAGAAGCCTACGCCAGAAAACCCAACTCGATTATCGATTACGCTTCGACCTATAGTAACAATCTATTTTTAAAATCTGAGGAAGAATTGACTTACCCCGAAGAGATATACCTAACATATCGTGCTTTGGGGGGTAAGTAATATTGGATGTAGGGACTGTATTTCGTTGGGATAATTTTCCGTACCCCCAATATGGGGGTGAAATCAAGGCAAGATGGTTTATATATTTAGGTGATACAGGTCCCTTTTCCGTGCCAGTCATTGCGTATCTTCCTACAACAACCACACAGGGAAGGCATTTTGAGCCTGGTGGACAGTGTTGTAATCACTTCCATCATAAATTCTGTGCCGGTACGTCTTGCTTCGATGAAGATTGTATAATTGACTTCGAAACGAGGCCTTATATGCTGGATAAATCTGAATTGATTGGAAACCCAGACATTGTAATAAAGGGAAAACTGGCCACAGGTGAATTACAGTTTATTTATGCGCAATTATTAAGATCTATGGGATATTCTCGTAAGATCATGTCGGATATTTACCAGAGTTTCAATAATGCCGGTATTACTCAATTGAAAAGGCCCTGAAAGAAGCCAAGGCCGCGTCCTTCCTGCTTGTAGGTTCTTGCGCAAACCCCCACAAAATCGTGCCACATTGCGCAAACAATAAATATATTCAATGACAGATGGCAGGTGATGGCGAAAAATGGGGACTTGGCCAAGCAAGACGGCTTTTATTGTCTGGCGTTGGTTACACAGCGGTTACATAGAGCAGGAAATGAAAAGGACTTACATCAAACAATGACGTAAGTCCTTGATAATGTTATGGGCCATCCAGGACTCGAACCTGGGACCTACTGATTAAGAGTCAGTTGCTCTACCAGTTGAGCTAATGGCCCATACCGTGTTCTGGTACGCCCGGGGCGACTCGAACGCCCGACCTGCGGATTCG